AAACATCAATTTCTATATTTAATATTATAAAACATACACAAAATTATGTCATTACAAAAGAAATATGCGTTTAACGTAGACCGAATAGAAACGGAATTACCTATGTTTATTGAAAAAATAGGTAAAAGATGGGTTGAATACGGTGCAGACAACTTATTTCCTCAATTTATAGCAGGTTTATTTAATAAGTCAGCTATGAATAGAACAGCAATTCAATCTAAATTAGATGGAGTTATTGGTCAAGGACTTAAAACTAAAAAAGAAGAAGATAATTATCTTTTAAAAAGAGCAAATCCAAAAGAATCATGGAATGATGTCTTTGAGAAAGCTACTTTAGATTATATTACATTTGGTGGATTTGCATTAAATGTTATTTGGAGCAATGATGGTGAGACAATTGCAGAATTTTATCACTTAGATTTCTCTAGAGTACGTTCAGGCGTACACAGTCCATTAACAAATGAAGTAGACAAATACTATTATGCTGCTGATTGGTCTCAATGGAGAAAGATTAAACCATTAGAATTTTCAGGATTTAATCCAGAAAAATCAATTGATTGTCCATCTCAAGTATTTTACTTCTTCGATTACGAACCAGGTTCTTTATTTTATCCACTACCATCTTATTCAGGTGGTCTTAACGATATTCAAATTGACGTAGAAGTATCAAAATTCCACATAAATAATTTGGCAAATGGATTAGCACCTTCATTGTTCATTGGTTTGAACAACGGTATTCCTGATCCTGAAGCAAGACAAGAAATTTATGATGAGATTACAATGGCATTTAGAGGTTCTGATAATGCTGGTAAAGCTTTTATTGCTTTTTCAGATGATAAAGAACATGCGCCAGACATCTTACCAATACCAGCTGCAAACTCAGATTACTATGTTAACTTAGAAACAAGAATCACATCAAGAATCTTATCAGCACATAGAATTACAAGTCCAATGTTATTAGGTCTTTATCACGAAGGTGGTACAGGTTTAGGAAGCAATAAAGACGAGATCGAAACAGCTTACGCACACTTTATAACAACAGTTGTTAAACCAATTCAAAAATCAATGCTTAAAGTATTTGATTCTATAATGTATTACAGAGGTTACGAAACAGTAGAATTATACATTGAGCCTAACAAGATGATTGAAGCAACAGAAAACACAATAGCAACAGAATAATGGCAACTAATCCAAACGTTTTATTCGTATCAGAAGAGAAGTTAAAATCATTTACTTCAATTCACCAGTCAGTTTCACCAACAGACTTAACACCTTATGTGTTGCAAGCGCAAGACATCTACTTACAAAACTATTTAGGTGCAACGTTCTATCAGCAATTACAAAACCAAGTGAAAGCCAATACGTTATCATCACCAAATAGAACTATTTTAGATCAATATATTGGACCAATGTTATGTAACTATGCATTTTATCATGCATTGCCTTTCTTAGCTTACAAGATTTTTAACAAATCCGTATTAAAACCAGATAGTGAAAATGCACCATCAGTTGAGTTAGATGAATTAAAATTCTTACAACAACAAGTTAAAGAAGTAGCAGAGAGTTATACTAAACAAATGCAAATTTATTTAAATAACAATCCAAACTTATATCCAGCGTGGACATCACCTAATACATTAGATGGTATTTCACCAGATAAAAAGACTCCATATTTTAGTGGTCTACAAACTAATTCACAGTTCTTTAATTATAAAAAATATAGAAACTATCCTTATGGAACTGGTACAAGACCTAACGGTTACGGTGGATCAGGAAGTGGCTATGGAAATGATCAACAATGCTACGGATGTGGAGATTGGCCTACGAACTAATAAATAAACTTATGAAGGAAACTCAGAAGAAAGAAACGAAAACGTTATCGCGTCCATACCCAAAGACAGCAAAAAACGAAAAGTTATTAAAAGTTTACCTAAGTAAACAAAAGAAGTAATTATGGCATTTCAAAAAGGACAATCAGGAAACCCAGATGGTAGACCGAAAGGAACAACAAATGCATCTACCGAAAGAATCAAACAATATTATTTAGAATTACTTAACGGTAACCTAGATAATATTCAATTATGGTTATCTCAGACTGCATCAGAGGATCCAGCAAGGGCATTAGACTTTTTATTAAAGCTTTCACCCTTTGTCATACCTAAAAAAGCAGAGACAGATTTACATATCGAAAATCCATTAAGGATTATAATTCCACCCAAAGAAGATTAAACATTCATAAAGTGTTCCATATAATATACATGGAACACTTTGTTATTTTAGAGGATTACCCAAATTATGCAATCTCCCGCCGAGGAGAAGTCAAAAATATAAAGACTAATCAAATATTAAAAACTACAATTTGCAATAATTATTTACGAGTTGGTTTATGTAATAATGGAATGCGCAAATCAATATACGTACATCAATTAGTTGCAATTGCATATATGAATCATAAAATAGATGGACAAACAATAGTAGTTGATCATATCAATAATAATCCTTTAGATAATAGAGTAGAAAATTTACAATTAATTACCATTAGATTAAATTCAAGTAAAGATAAACAAAGAAATTTACCAACAGGTGTATATTTAAAATATAATAATAAATACCAATCTACGATTCGAATTAATGGTAAATTAAAAAGTTTAGGTACATTTACTACTATTGAAGAAGCAAATCAAGCATACCAAAATGCTATTTTAAACTTGAATATATAGAAAAAATACTTCTAACCATTTGACTTTCAACGAATATCTTACAGATGACTATAATGATTTAGTTAAAGCTGTAAATAAAATTACAGGTAATAATGATTTAGCTCTTGACTTATTACATTATGCCATTGAAGAAATGTCAAGTAAAACTAATCTTCAAAATATTATAGATTCAGGAGGTGCAAGGTTCTATTTAATTAGAATATGCATGGTACAATGGCGCTCACAAACAGGTCCATTCTATAAGCAATTCATTAAAACAGAGTTAGATATAGATCATTACGATCGCGAAGAAGTAGAAGAAAAGCATCTAGATGTAGAAAGGATAAATAAGATATTAGAAGATTTACCTTGGTATGATAAAGAATTATTTAAATTGTATGCAGAAGGTCAACACAATTATTCTTCTTTAGCCAAAGAAACAGGTATACCTCGAACCTCAATTGGCTTAACCATAAATCGAGTAAAGAAACATATAAAACAAAATTTATAATTATGGGATTTGTATTAATTCAAAACGGTAAACCACTAGGACACGAAAATATCAAGTGGAAATTTGTAGGCAGAGACGGAGAATTCGTTTCAATGCCAGAAAAGATTGAAAGAAACATTGCATACTGGCGTAATAAAATAGGTACAGATGCAGAAGTAGAATACTTAAATGTAAAAACAGAAGTTGAACATGATGAACCAATTATTAGCGAGCCTGCTATTGAGTCTGTCGTTGAGTCTAACGATAGTATCATTGCTGAAGAACCAAGTGTACCACAAGATACTAAAAATAGCGTCAATACTCCTAAGCGTAAACCTAGAAAGAAAACCTCTTAATTGTAGTTATTGCTTATCACAATGGGTAGCTTTATTTGTCTCTCTTTACTGTGGATTGGGTGTGTATTCATTAATCTCTATGTTCGCGGCGGGTGGGATAACATTAATAACAGAAAAGATAATTAATTACTAACATGACAGAAGAACTATTAGCTAGATTAACAGCATCAAAACATTTAATACAAGGTAAATCAGTATTTAATCCTACTGAAGCCAAAATAATCTTTGACTTGTTTAACGATATAACAGGAGAAAGAAGAGCAGTTACATCGTGTGGTGCATGTGTTAACACAGTACTAACAAGATTAAAAAAAGAAATGAGGAATGCAGGAATTTAGATTTCTACCAAAGTATGGACCCCTATTTCATTCAGATAAAACATACTTTTTAATCAGCGGTGGTAGAGCATCAGGAAAATCTACCAATTCAGCTGCATACTTTATAACATTACTGATGGGTGACACCTTTTTTAGAGGTGTCATCGCTCGTTATACCCAAAAGTCAATTAAATCATCAATCTACAGAGATATACTAGATTTAATCCAAGATTGGGGTTTAACTAACTTCATTAAAATCGACGGAGATGAGATCATTAACAAAATTAATGGTAACATGATCTTAACGCACGCAATGAAGTTACAAGATGGTACACAAACTGCAAAAGGTAAAGGTCTCGCAAAGGTAACACACTTATTAATAGATGAGGCAATGGAATTAAATTCAGAAGAAGAATTTATTAAACTGAATGACTCATTTAGAACCAAAGGCGTAGATAGAAAGGTGTTAATCTTATTTAACCCAGGTACAAAGAGACACTGGATCCACAAAAGATGGTACATTGATGGCAAACCAAACCAGAAATGGAAGGTAGACCATGAATTTATTCACACAACCTATCATGATAATGAACATAACTTAGACCCAAAAAAGGTACAAGAATGGGAAAGAATGAAAGATCTAGACATAGAGTATTACAACCACCATATCTTAGGTCTTTGGCAATCAGGTGTCTTAGGTAGAATCTTTAATAATTGGAATGTAGGTGAACCAGATCCAGAAGGAGAATATGATGTAACTTATGCACTCGATTTTGGGTTTGCAAATGACCCCGCAGCTCTGGTCGAATTAAAAAAGCACAACAACAAGTTATACATAAAAGAATTAATCTATGAGACAGGTTTAACGAATGATGACCTAGCAGATAGAATGAAACACTTAGGTATCAAGAAGACAGATACGATTATAGCAGACTCAGCAGAACCTAAATCCATAGAATCAATCAAAAGACTAGGATTCAACATTAAACCAGCTTACAAAGGACCAGATTCAATACAAGCAGGTATTAATACGATCAAACAATATGAAGTCTATATGCATCCAGAATCAAGCAATCTACATCAAGAATGTGATCTTTATTCATGGAAAGAAGGTACTGACAAGCCAATCGACCAACACAATCACTTAATGGATGCCATAAGATACGGGTTATCAAAGGGTAAAGGTGGAAACTATGTCTTTAAGACTAATAGAGGTCAAACAATGTTCGATGCCGATGGTGATTTAAAGGATCCATCTAAAGATTATGGGTACACACCAAAGAGAAGAATGTATTGATAAAATCAAATAATTTACAATTCTCCGGCGGGGTGGAGTTCAAAACCACCAATTTTAATATTTATAAATAAGAAAAACAAAACTAAACATGTCACAAGTTTATTCAAGCACTTATAGAAACGTAGTAGAGTCTTTGAGATCTGCTATCGAGTCACATCCTGGTGTTAAAACATTCAGAGTTGGTCCGCCATCTACTATAGAAATACCAGATAATGATAAACCAGAAATCAAGTACCCTTATGTGCACTTGGTACCTCAAAATGCATTAATCTCCGGCGGAGGAACAATGTTTGATTTTGATTTAATCGTAATGGATTTGTCAAAAGATAAATTAGGCCTAGAAGAAAGAACGCAATCAAATATGTTAGAGATTACAAGAGACATCATCTCTAAATACACTTTAACTAGTTGGAACACATGGAGATTCAATATGGAATTACCAGTTAACTCAACACCATTTGTAGAAGGATTCAAGAACTCTGTAAGTGGATGGACTAGTCAAATCAAAATAGAGGCAATTACACCTTTATCAAACTGTGAAAACCCGATAGCATAATGCAATTCAAAGATCTATCAGACGAAACACTTCAAAGACTTGGTGATAGAATCATCAGGAATGCCAGTGCAAGAATCAGAAGACAAGTACCACAGAGAGGTAAAAACCCGTATGCAACTGGTAAATTAGCTAGATCATTATCATTTGGTTGGTCTAAAGGAGCAGATGGAACTTGGGGATTGACTGTAGATTACTTAGACTATGGTAAATACACAAACTTCGGTACCAGAGAATACAATGCATACTCATCAGATAGAGGTCAAAACAACTTCTTTGGTATGCAAGACTTTGTAGGTTACCGCAAAGGCAAGAAAGGTATTAGACCACAGTGGTGGCTTTCACTGAGAGGTGACAAACCAGTTTATGAAGCCATAGTAGAAGCAGAATTAAGAATGACATGGCAAACATTTTTAAATAATACAATATCAAATTTAGGAAATGCAAGACAATAAAATAGAATTTAAAATCAAAGGTGTATCGTACGAAGTTAAAGAACCAACAATCAGAGACTACTATACTTTACAGAATGAATTAGTTCAGAGTGATATTAATGCAAAAATTAATATCATTTGTCATTTGAGTGGCTGTGAAGCACAAGAATTAAAGAGATTAGACAAGTACCAGTTCATAGAATTATGGAATGTAATCTTAGAACGTAGACTGGATATTACTGAGACTTCACCATATCACAGAAGTTTCTTATTTAATGGGAAACAATATGGATTCCTAGATATGTCTAATATCACACTTGGTGAGTTCGCAGATATGGATGTACTTAAAGCAGATCCTCAGTCTCAAAAGAAATTGCACACGATGATGGCGATACTTTATAGACCAGCTATTCAAATCACAGAGAATTGGATGGAAGTAGAAGCTTATGATTCAGAAGAAGCAGCCAAAAGAGCAGAAGAATTCTTAGATTTACCACTTAAATATGTGTATGGATCTCTTAATTTTTTTTTGCAAGTGTCAAAATTCTTATACGAAAATATGGTGGATTATTTAATCAAGACGGAGGAGATGACGGAGACACAGAAAGAGATGCTCCAAACGTCGAGCCAAATCATGTTAGAGCTGCTAGAAATTGGTACAACATCATTCTCTTTTGCGCAAAAGAAGATCTCACCAAAACTGGAGAGATTGAGCGAACTAGCGCAATTGGAATCTTTAACTACCTTGCCTTCCAAACCGATAAACGAAAAAAAGAAGAAGCTCACAGAAAACAAATGGAGTTTCAAAGCCGTAACAAATAAATTAAAAACAAAACTATACAAATGATAACCAGTGTAGCATACAAACCAACTTGGACAGGGCCTGCATATAATCCAATTATATGGTCAGTCTTAAGCTCTAAAGTTAACTCAACAGACTTTAAATACGTGTTTGAAGTTTATGTAGATAACGTTAAAATCAACACAGTAAAACAAAGAGCTAATATCTCTGGTTATGGTATGATTGATGTTGCTACATTAGTACAAGCATATTTAAATTCAGCATCACCACAAGCAGAAATTACTCAAGGTGAAACTTCGATCGACTATAACAATAATGATGTCTTTGCAGATAATTACTTAATGAGTCGTAAAGTCTTCCTAAAAGTTGGTGAAGAATACACAGTTAACAACATAACTCAAACCTATATAGGA